AAATGATTTGCTTTCGGGTGGTGCTTCCGGGATTCGGTCCTTTGAACTAAGCAACTACACGGTTGATACTATCGCTTCAGCCGCAGGTGGTTCTCAACCAGAGACAATTAGATCAATCAAGTATCATGCACCCCGATCATACGCTGCTCAAGATAGATCTGTTACTTCGACCGACTTTGGAACGATGCTTGTTAGAGACTACGCTGATATCGAATCTGCTTTTGTCTGGGGTGGTCAGGACAATGATCCTCCGGAGTATGGTAAGATATTCGTTGCACTAAAACCCAAAGTAGGTCTAACTCTTGACGATGCGACAAAGTTGCAGATCATAAATGATATCAAAAGAAAAAGAACCATCGTTTCTATCATTCCCGAGATCAAAGATCCCGATCCAATTTATCTTCGCTTTGATGTAAAGACTGTTTTTGATCAGAGTAAAACCAACTTGGGTAAAGGTGGTATCGAGGATTTGGTCAAGGTTCAACTTAGAGCCTACGTCGATGAAGAACTTGAAAAGTTTGGTGTAGACCTTTACTTCTCTAAGTTGACGGGTCTACTTGATAACGTCAGTGATTCTGTTGTTGGTAATGAAATGAAGATCGAACTAGAAAAACGATTTACTCCTTCATTCACTTTTGTAGGAAACTACGATCTGAAATTCAACAATCCCATATCACACCCACACGATGGTCACATTCCCGTAACCAGCAGTACAGGTTTCAACTATAAGGATGATAATGGAACATCCTTTGTTGGATTCTTAGAGGACGATGGATTCGGCGGTATGAGGATCTTCAAAATTGACTCGAACGGTGTAAAGACTATCGTTTACAATAATGTCGGAACCATAGACTATGCTACAGGATTCGTCAACATCAAGGACTTCAGACCCACTGGAATTGACGGATCAACTGAAATTAGAGTTTACGCAAAACCAGCCGATCAAAACATTTTCACGGATAGGGAGCAACTTCTAACCTTTGATGCTTTCGACGGGACCGCACTAAAGGTTCAGGCGAAAAATACACTTACCGTGGCAGATGAAAGATTTATCCGATCACAATCTCGCGGTGGTATTCTAAATGTAGTGTCGAACACGGTCGGTCAAGCGACAGGAACATTCACGGTTGGTGAAAGTGCGTCAGCACAGTCTTCTGGTTCTTCCGGAACTTCAACCGGAGGATCGAGTAGCAGCGGATCTGGATCTGGTTCTGGTTCTGGTTCCGGTGGTGGAGGCGGCGGTGGCGGCGCTGGTGGAGGCGGCTACTAATGAGTATGCTGATTTTCTTTGGTGGAACTCAGGATGTCGTAAAATCGGGTGTTTCTCTTACACCTGAAGATACGATTAGATATCATACGTCTCCTCTAATCGCAGAGCAGGCTCCTGATTTCATTAGAGTAGATCACCCAAAGTTTGTCACTTTTTTAGAAGCGTACTTTGAATATCTCGAAACCAAAGGAAATCCCGGCGAACGAGGTTTCTTTTTGAGAGACCTTTCGGATATTGATGATACACTCGATGAGTTTATCCAACATTTCAAGTATCAATATCTAAATCCATTTCCAAATAAACTAGCAATTGATAAGGCTACAAACACACCTGTCGATGAAAAAAGATTGCTAAAAAGAATCAAAGAATTCTATCGTGCAAAGGGAACAGAAAAATCATACAAACTTCTGATGAGGATTTTGAATGATACATTCTTATCCTTTTACTACCCCAAAGAGGACATTCTAAAAACCTCTCATGGTAAGTGGTATGAGCAGCCTATCATAAAAATCACTTCAACGATTGATGTTGGTATAACAGGACCGTCTGGAGAAACTGGAGAAAGTAATATTTTCCAAACTGTTGGCAACTTGGTATATCAAGTAAAAAATAACTCAATTATTGCGAACGCTAAAGTTGAAAAAGCAGCGATACGATATAGCACAAAAAATGATGCATACTCTGAACTGACACTCTCGAATGTGAGTGGTTTTTTTGAGCCAGGGTTTTTGATCACAAGTGGGGGATCCCCCTCAACCGATACAAAAAATGTTGATGCCGTTACACAAAAAGAATACATCTATCCTCTTATCACAGATGTCAGAGCGATAACAGCAGGTCGTTTTTATGATGTCGGTGACATTATCACTATCACATCTAGAGATGGTCGTTCAAGAGGCGCTAAAGCAATTGTCACAAGCACCGGAACAAGAGGCGAAATCAATGAGATCCGAATGATTGATAACGGTCTCGATTATAGACCTAGTGCAACAGTTGGACCGTATGCTGTTTTAGGAACGGACACAAACTACGGTTCCACGCAAGGTTACTACTATCCACTCTATACCTCTTCTTTTGCAGCGGGTGAAAGTCATGTTCACAAATTCACCGAGTTCCCCGGTCAAGAATTTTACATGCCTAATGGTTTCAACAATCATGGTAAATCGGATGCAGGAGGGTATGACCTTTTTGTCGATGCGTCTACACAGGGGGTGTCATTTGATATTAGCACCTTCAAAGGAACGGGTGCTTCATTTGAGGCTAAAGTTGGTTCACTTGCTTACTATCCTGGCGTTTATCTAAATGATGATGGTAAATTATCATCCGGAAAGAAAATTAGAGACAACTACTACTATCAAGAGTTTTCATATGAACTAAAATCTAATATCACACTTGATAAATACAAGCAGTCATTCCTTGACATTGTACATCCCGCAGGAATGAAATTGTTCGGAAGTTTTCTTGCTGCACTTGGCTATGGAATTACACAGGAAGTAACTCCCAAAGTAACATCTCTAGAGATTTCAACTCTTGGTCATTACACTCCTTACTCTTTCAATACCACGGAAAACCTAAGACTCAACTCTGCTGGTGCGGATTTGTATCCTTTCGGATACAATGGTAACAGTGGAGCATCTGCATCAGATGAAAGTGGAACAACCCCGCACCAATCTGCTGTTGCAAGATCCATCATTCGTTACGGTGAAACCTTCTATAATGAACAGTCCCGAACGGGTCCGTCTGGTCAGTCGGTAAGTTCTGGTGCGACTTTCAACTTTGTTGTAGGATCATGTGCAGCAACATGGGATCCGGGGACAACGGGTCCACTTTGGTACTTTTCGCAGGGAGTGACAACCGACACCGGAGGAACTGCTCTCGCAAACTACTTTAGTGTTACGGCTGACGCAGGCGATTTTGATAACTTTGGATCTTACTGGGTGATTTTCCCGCATCCAAACGCAAGAGGGATCACCGGAATCACCGGAGGATTGAAATTTTCTGAAGTAAAGATCGATCCTTTCCTATACATAGAAAGACAGGTTGAAAAGTCTGCAACTTCGGGAACAGAAGTGCCTTTTTCGTTAGCGAGTGAAATTGAGCCTTCCGAAACGCATAGCACCACCAGATGATCTAGGAGAGAATTTTGTCGAATATCACACCAAATATTCTGAAAACCACCATGAAAAGTTTCATGGTTGGCTCTCTTATTGACTCTATTGAAAATTCAGAAACAGAAAGCCTTTTCTTTTACATCGCAAGACCGACTGGTTGGACTGAGGGTAATGAGGTAAATCAACCAGACACGGTTTCTGCCGACAATGACTCAAGAAGGCAAATTATTGCAATAAAAGCAATAAGACCGTCTGATGTGAATTTTTTGATTCCAAAAAATCCGTGGACAAGAGGAACACTATACCAAGAGTTTTCAGATGATTTAGGAATATCAGGTGCGACCTTTCACACAATGACAGATGAGTTCAATGTCTACAAAGTCATATCAAATAATAATGGAGCAGCATCAACTTATAGACCGTCTTCAACAAACACCTCAGGCACTTTTTCAACAAAAGATGGATATGTTTGGAAGTACATGTATACCATTCCAGAGTCTATTCGTAGGCACATTACTGATGATTTTGTTCCTGTCGAAACGGTTAGTGTTCGTGGATTGGATGATGTAACACAAAGGCAGTTTGATGTTAGATCTAATGCTTTCGCAGGTGGAATCGAGCATATTGATATCCCAATAGGATCGAGTAGATATCTAAATGTTGCTTCAAATTCTGGGATGGCAAACACTCAAATTGGAGATCCTAGCACCAACGTGCTTGACACTGGATCTCTTGCTGGTCAGGCTAATGTTATTCTTCCAAGCACAGATCCCAACTCAGGAGATGTCGGTGATTATCTGTTTTACGATTTTGTGGTTCTAACAGGGGTTGGTGCTGGTCAAAGAGAAAAAATTGTAAGCACCAACGCAGGCACCAGAACAATTACTCTTGAAAATACCCTCACTCGACCTCTACAATCAGGCGACATATATCAAATTGTTCCCGGCGTAGTTATCTCTGGAGATGGTGTTAGCGCCAGTGCTTTCTTAGATTTTAGTCCTTATGATAAGAGTCTCCCAACAGGTAAAGTTGTGAGGGGATGTCGTATAGTTGATCCCGGTAAGAACTACTCGTATGCAAATGTGTCCATCACAGGACCATCGACATACACAGGAATCACGCTTGATGCTCAAATGTCTCCTCTTGGTGGTCATGGATTTGATGCGGTGCGTGAGTTAGGATCATCTATTCTTTCTATCATGGTTACTTTCTCTGAAAGCGAAGGAGGAGTAACAGGTCTCAATACTACAAACGATGTTCTCGAATATGGAATTATTAGAAATCCAATCCTAAACGATGACGATGCTCAATATCTTGATAGCGACGGTAATCCTGTTCGGATTGCAGACTCGGTAGAGAATGCAGTCAGGGATATGAAAATTGAGTCTGCTCAAGCATCAGAACTATCTCAGAATTTGTTTACTGCAAACAACTATATCATAGGCAAAAACTCTAAAGCAACTGCACAGATTGTAGACTATCTTCCGAGCAATGAAAGTGGATATGGAATTTTGCGTCTTTCTTCTGTAAACGGTAAGTTTGTTGAACCATATGCTTTTGGTTTTACAGGAGAAACAATCGCAGAGTTCAGTCAACTAAACGATGTTTGGTCATACACACATACAGACAGGGCTAGAGTCGTATCAATTCAGTCTGCCTCAGAAAGAACACAAACTAGTCTACTATACGATTGCACTTATCAACTTGGTGTGTCTGGAGATGCTGGCGGTCTAAACGAAACAACCTTCACAAGAGATGGAGTTGTGACTGGAAGTAGTGGAGGATTCGGAACAGTTCTCGACTTCAAACCAAACCAAGCGGGGACGGGTGGTGTTCTAATCTTGACCAATGTGTTTGGTACGGTAAATGATGGATTTACTCTTGAAGAAGCCATTGGAATGTCAGCAGGACCAAGAAAAGCCGTGATAAATACAATAACAAAACCACAAATTTACCTCAAGTCTGGAGAGATTTTATTCTCCCAAAGCATCTCTCCGGTCGCAAGAGGACCAGAAAAAATGGAAGAGTACCAACTCTTGATAGGATTCTAAAATGGCATCAGAAAGAAAGTCTAAGTTCAATATCTCACCTTATTACGATGACTTCGATGAAGCGAAGAAGTTTCTTCGTGTGTTGTTCCGACCGTCCTATTCAGTTCAGGCAAGAGAACTAACACAACTTCAAAGTATTCTAAACAATCAAATTGGTCGCATGGGAGACCACCTTTTTGAAAATGGTGATGTAGTCAAAGGTGCAGGTATCTCTGAGTCTAAGGTCGAGTTTATTCGACTTGAATCTACTGCGACAGTTGATCCTGCGGATCTTGTAAATTATGATTTGACTTTGGATGTCACAGATGAAGACGGAACAACTGTAACAAGAAGGGGTAGAGTTGTAGACTTTGAAAGACCTACGGCAACAGACCCACACATTGTTCTGTTTTATGAACCTCTAACTGGTAAAGGAAACATTGCAGCAAGAGCAGATGCAAGTGGCATCACTCAAGAGACCAGAAACTCCACTTTGTTTATTGGTGGGGATGCACTTACTACTACCAACCCGAGTATTGATCCCGGTCCAGCGGGACTCGTAGTAAAACCTCTTGTAGAAACCCCTGATTCCGAACCAACAGCCACAAGTATTCCTGATCACGGAGAGGCTTTGTTGGTCACGGTCGATGAGGGTATTTTTTACGCAGAGGGATTCTTTGTTTTGGGAACAAAGCAAAGCCATGCTGTTTTCAAGACCACAAATGGCATTAGAGATTATAGAATTGATGGTCTTACAGCGGTTGTTGGTTTTGGAATTCAAAGAGAAATTGTAACCTCCACCGGCGACTCTACTCTTCTGGACCCTGCACAGGGATCTTACAACTACAACGCTCCCGGTGCAGACAGATACAAAATTGATCTCGTTATCAAGCAAATTGAATTTGCATTCAACGAACTTGGATATAGAACCGAGTTTGATGCAGAAAACTTCATTGAGTTTTTCAGAGTTCTAAAAGGAGAAACATTCAAAACTCTGAAATACACAGAGTATGCTCAACTTGAAGAAACCCTTGCTCGAAGAACCTATGACGAGTCGGGTCACTATACCGTTGAGATGTTCCCACTTGATATTGACGAGTACATTGAAGTATTCGATCCTGCACTCAGCCCATCCGAAGACATCCAAAACAATGACGAAAATTATTTCGTAGCAGGTCTAGGTAAAGGTAAAGCATACGTCAAGGGATATGAGTTTGAAAATCAATCGACAGAGTACATCGTTGGTAGAAAGGCAAGAGGCTCTGACCACATCAGAGGTCAAGACGAAAAACTGATTTACAACAACATTGGAAACTATGTGGTTGTTCAGAACAATGCAACCAATCCTGTTTTTGGAGGATCGGTACTCGGCTTCTTTGGAAGCAACAGTCCAACTAGTATTTTCGGTCCTCGTCAAATGAAGTTGGCACTACACGATGCGACTGGTGTTCAGATTGGTTGTGCGAACGCAGTTCAATTGCAACCTGACAACTCCGAGAAGACGCTGTACAGACTTTATCTGTCAGATATTGGATTCGGTGAGTCTGTGGGTCTCGGATCTGCTTTCAACGAAAGAAGCATCGATGAAGTAGTAACATTCCGAGCGAATGAAACATACGATCCAAATGTTCCACGAAACGAAGAAGGTGTGGCTGGAAACACCACGTTGTTTACAGCAGAGGCAAATACAGTAACCGGCGGATCTCAGTTGTATGATGCTGGTAACATGAATCTAATTTATCCTCTGCCTGTTGGTAATTTTGTGAAGACCGTTCGTGGTTTGGACTACTACGTCCAAAGAGATTATGTCGCTACACTCGACGGAAGTGCTAAGGCTGTTTTTGGTAACGGAAACAACACCACTCTAAATCAAAACCCAAACAATGAACTTGTTTTCCAAGGTGTAAACAATAGTGATGGTGTGATCGATGACATTGATGCTCTCGATGACTACATTGTTGTTCACGAAGGAACCGTATATGATCCGAGTTCAGCAGCAGCAGGTGTAACTATCTCTGCACAGTCAGGCAATAAAGCCGTAGAGATCGAACTACCCGCAGGATCAACTGGTAAAGTTTATCTTCTTGCAAACCAAAGAGTCGAAGATTCCACAGGTGTGATATCTAACGGAAACTACAGAGAGAAAAGACTGAAAAGAGGTCGAATTGTTCTAAGTGGTTTCTGGGGGGATGATGGAACTATTGGAGATAGGGCTACAAACGCAGTTGCGGATGGATTTGGAATCAGTCTGCTGATCTCTGATGTTTATCAGTTGCTCAAGGTTACAGATAATTCTGCACCAGAAGGTGAAGATTCAGATATCACAAGTATCTTTAGACTAGACAATGGTCAAAGAAGTCATCTGTATGATCACTCTTCGATTGTTCTTGACAGAAGTTATGAAAATGGAAAGAACGGTCCAGCGGATAGATGGAAGAACAATGGTCAGGATGCTTTGTTTACCGTTGAATTCTTGTACTTCGATCATCTTGAAGGTGAGTCATCCTTCAATACAATTGCTTTCCCTGTAATCGCAGACTCTTACTATGGTCATGGTAATCACGCTGATGATGCTGGTCTAACCTTTGATGGTCTGGGTGGTCTTACTTTTGATTATCCGAATATTCCAACTTACACCGATCAGAGAACTGGTGCAGCGATTAGACTTTCAGATGCAATTGATCACCGACCAATTCGTGCGCCGGGTGCGGATACAGCGAATCAACTTCAGATTGGCATTCCAGACCAAGAGCATGGAAAAATATTTGGTGGATACACACCAGAGGACGGCGAACTTTACTTCTCATACTACGATCACTATCTGTCTCGCAAAGATTTGATTCTTTTGAACAAAGATAGAAGATTTAGAATCGTAGAGGGTAAGCCAGAGTTGGATCCCGTAGAACCCACTTATGATCAAGTAAATAACTTGTGCTTGTATCATTTGGATGTTCCTGCTTACACAGAATTCCCACAGGACATTTCGTATAAACCATGCAACATTCGACGCTATACAATGGAAGACATTGGTAATCTTGATGCGAGACTGACTATGGTCGAGGAAACATCTACGCTAAATACATCCGAAATTGATTCTTTGAAGAAGTCTGTATCAAACCTCGAAAGCACAACAGAGTATTTGGTTGCACTACAAAATGATGATCTCGGTGCGGGTCACCAAGGATCTGCTGTTGACAGCAATGAGCATAATTGTGCGATTGGTGACGGAGTACTTCAACCACCCACTTCAGGAGCATTTATCAATCTTGATATTGCTTCTGCTGATGACGGTGTAACTTATGATAAGTTCACCAGAAACGTACAACTCACTCCAACAACTAGACATCAATATACCGTCGTGCAAACTGATGGTAATCTTTCAATTAGACCCAATCCATATCAAAAGACCTCGTTTGGGGGATATATGGAAATTTCGCCTCAGGGTGATCCCGGTTTTGATATAACCAGAGCGCCGAAAGTGGAGTATAATGAAAATGGTGAATCTACTGCTTGGGTGTACAATCGAAAGAAAAATGCTCCCGGTGTTGTCAATGGATTTGGTTCTGAACCAAACTGGTTTGCGAACGCAGGATACGCTGTCACTAAAGTGTCTCAGAACCAAACAACTCCTTTCCGCTTCCCCACTTTCGATAAAGGATCCTCATTTGTCAACACACTAACAAACAGTGCAGGTCAATATACTATTGACCCATTTAGGTTGGGTGGTGATTCACAATTGAGAGCAAGAGGAAGAATAAATTCTATCAACTTCAATGACCTTGGTTATGGGCTTGTGGGATCGAAAGTGTCAGGTCGTTTGAGAGGGAAGTTCTGGAAAGGTAGAGTTAGACCTAGAACAATTCATGCCCGTGCAAAGGGTCTAAAACCAAATACCAGATATTATATGTACATTGACGGTAAACCAGCAGGGGGACCGGGAAACAATTTATCTAACGATTACGATGTAATTGATGTGTACGGAAGAAGGACAGGAAAAGCCGAAACTGTTCGTCTTCGACGGGTTGGTACTGTTATCAATACCACTAGAGATGCAAGTGGAAATGTTCCTACCGTTCTTACGTCAAATAGTAACGGTGAACTTTTTGCAAGATTCGCACTATCAGCGACTAATCATTTCTTTGTGAAAAAAGACCTGCAAATTAGATTCCTTGATACTCCACCAAATCAAAGTCTTCAAGATGCAACCAGTTATGCACAGACATATTACATTACAAATCCCGTATTGAAGAAGGGTGTCGGAGCATATGCATTTGGTACCTACGTGGCATTGTTCGGACGCGGTTTGCATAAAGTCCTGAAGAGACTTAGAAAAATTGATAAGAGTGGAAAAATTGATTTCCTTGCACAAGGCGGGTTGACTGAAGTCAGTGAAAATCTCGATCCCATGAATCAAACATTCTTTGTGGACGGCGAAAAATATCCAACAGGTATTCTTCTTAGCAGTATTGATCTTTGGTTCAAAGCAAAAGACCCAAATACAACTGTTCAAATTTCACTATCTCCAATCAAAAATAATGTTCCTGAAATTGACACAATTTTTGAAGGAACTCATGTAGCCGTAAATGGTTCGGACGTAAACACAAATGCAAATGGTGTTGCTGTTGGAGACTACACTCGATTTACCTTTGGAACGCCTGTTCTTCTCGAACCCGGAGAATACGCGATAAATATTGAATCCAACTCATCTACAGATGAACTCTGGGGTGCAACCATCGGAGATAAGGGTCTCACCGGGGACGGAACCCAGACCAATCAAGAGGTTCTAAAACAGCCTTATGTTGGGGATCTTTATCTCGCTCAGAACAACGGAGTAAGAACGAAAGATGCCACCAAGTCCTTGGTGTTCAGGGTAAATCGTGCCGTTTATCAAACAACTGAAACTAAGAGTTTCAGACTCGCTTGCTTCAACAATGACTCTGTTACTGGAGGATACGAAGTCAAGAATGCACTAGATGTAACAGTCAATTCACCTGATGCAAATGAACTTACGGTCATTTCCAAAGATCAAAAAGATCCAAGTGAAGTTATTTTGTATAATTTGCTAACGGATGCAGGTATTGATCCTGTTGATGCGGTTGAAGTTCAACCAAATGAAGTCAACAAACTCACAAAGAGAGCAACTCTAGTGGTTGACAATAGCACTCCGGTTCTACAAGTTACACTCGGAACAAACGACGAGAATAAATCTCCGGTTGTTGATTTGGATGACTTGTCGCTCTTTGCGAGTAGGTTTGAAATGAGTAATGACACAACAGGTGAACTTGATCCTACTACTCCAGAATCAACGAAGGGTAGGTGTCGATACATTGGTAGAAGAACTCTACTTGCAAACCCCGGAGATGATATTCACGTTGAGTTTGATGGTAACCTACCAGCAGGAACCGATGCAAAGGTTTATGTAAAACTTCTACCGGAGGGTAAGACAAACTTTGATGATCAACCCTATACCGAACTTGTGAAGGATTCCACTTCTGCACAGATTACAACAACTGCATCTCCCGGAGATTTCTACAGGTATCGATATGTCGTTCCAAGCGGAACCACCATTCCAAAGTATAGAGTGTTTGCTACAAAGATTCTTTTGACTGGGGATGAAACGGCGAACCAGATTCCACAGGTCAAAGGTATTTCGACGCAAGCAGTAGTGAAAGGTGTAACTGGTGCAGCAGCCGGTGGTTGATATGAAAAGATTGAAAGTAGAAGGACATCCTGATCTTGAAAGAGACACTTACTCTAACGCAATCGTAAATACTGATAGCGATGCTTATAATGCATTTATTCAGAGAGTAAATGAAAAAAATGCAAGGGAAGAACGACTAAATAGACTAGAGAAAGATATGTCTGAGATCAAAGACCTCATCAGGCAACTGATCGACAAAGGATAATAAATGGCAAGCACACTCCATAATATCACAGCACTTCAACTCTCTGACTCGTTCAACGAGTGGTATCTTCGTTCAAACGATCTCATTAGTGTCGTAAACAAGATCAATGTGTACGATGTCGAGGGTGGTTTTGGTCTTGCTAAGTATCGTGCAATTGACGGAACCTCTACTTTCCGAATCAATATTGGTCAGGGTGCAACAGAGTTCGATGGAACGCTTTCGGGGGTCACAGGTCAAGCAAACGAAGGAAGTGGTAAGCCTAGATCGTATGGTCTTCGATTCCTTGACGCTCTTGATGCTACTGGTGCTGCAAACCCAGATGTCATAAGTAACGCAAGAAAAGTTCTAGCGGTTGATATCGCTGGTTTGCCTGATGCGATTGACGGAACCAGTTCTCCTGTTGCTGCGGACGACTACATTATGATCGGAGACACCTCATCTTCTACGGGTGGTGTTTTTAGGGTTCGTGCTGATAGTATGCTTCCATATGCTGTGTCTGGTGATCACCGATTTACCGGAAATGTTTTCTTTGATGGCACTTACACAGTAATCAACTCATCCGAACTTTTCGTGGACGACAAGAACATCTTCCTCGGAACTTGTGGTGACAACATGACCGGAGATGCCGGTCTCAACGATGTCAACCTAGATGGTGCAGGTATTGTAGTGGTCGGTCTTTCCGGCGATAAAGAGTTTATCCTCGATACCAGTAGAGTCGCCGCAGATGGAAGCAACTCAGATCTTATTGCTTGGAAGCCTAATGTTGGTATTGACTTTACTACTGCAAAAGCATTTACCAATAAACTTGACGTATTCGGTTTCTCAAATGCAGAAACAGAACTCTCGCTAACACACGTTGGTGTTTCTGGTGAAAACTTCAACCTCAGAGCATTCAAGTCTGGTGAGGTCAAGAAACTAAAATTTGGACACAACAACTTGGTGTCCGGTGTAAGTTTTGATGCGTTAGAAATTACCGAAAAAGGTACAGTTATTGTCAGTAGTCTTACAGGCGATAAAGTCTTCGATGGAGTAACTTTTGAAAGCACATTCTCTCACACCCCAAGATCTGATGCTGTCCCCGCTGTTTCAAGTGAAATATCAGGAACAACTTTTGACAAGTATCTAAACTTTGGTTGGTCAAACAGAGAACTTATTTATCAACCATCACACGGGTTTACCACGGGAACCCTAATCAAGTTTTATGAAAACGCAATCGGTTCAACATACGAAAGAGCAGCGAGCGACAGCGTAGGTTCAGCAGAAGTCGTTGCGATTGTCGAGGATGCAAAACCCGGAGGATCGGGTGATTACTTTGTTGCGGTCTATGATGGTCTTGTTGACCTAAGTGGTGTTCCTGCCGTTGACGGTATGGGAGGTGCGTCTCTCGCGCCCGGTGAAGCATACTTCCTGACCTCCGCAGGTGTGTGTTCGGGTGGATTCACTGCTGTCGATCCTCAAACCGTTGGTGAAATTAGAAAAGCAGTTGTCATTGGTGTCACGGGTGATAAAGGTGTATTTGTAAACTATGTTGGCACTGAAGTATCTCCCGAGGCGGGTGGTTCATTCGACTTTGTTGAACTAGACACCTCCGCTAATGAACTTCGAGACATGACCGTTGTTCGAGACATGTCCTTCCGTAATAAGGTTATCAATGGAGACTTTGACTTCTGGCAGAGAGCGAGAGATCCGTATGATCTTGACTTTACAAATTATGTGACTGGTGACTTTGCTCTCGGTATGGGAGGAGCGGCTCATAAAGTCGTAACTGGAACTACAGCGGGCGGTCAACAAGTTAGGTTTGGTCCTCATACTGGAGTCACTGGTTATTGGATGGATCAATGGGCTATCATCTCTAAAGATCTGGGTCGTGATACAGTCACCGCAGATTGTTTCCATTTTGGACATACAGTAGGAAATGGACTAATCGATTCAGGTGGATCTGAACCTAAACACTACATTCGTGTTGTAAATTCTGCGGGTGGTGGTGGACAACCCATTACACTTGCACAAAGAATCGAAGATGTTAGAACTCTTGCCTCACCAACAGGCAATACCGACGTTACCGTTTCCTACTTCATTCGAGGAACATCAATGGATGGTGGATCAACCGATATGAAAGTTGATCTGTATCAAGTCTTTGATGGTAACAGTGCAGATAATATTTCAGCATTCCATACTAGTGGAAGAGGGATTAGTTATGGTGCTGGTGCAACCGCAGCGATAGCAGTTTTGAATGACGGAACTCTTGGAGAAGCGGGTCACGGATTTACGGTTCCTGCTGCGTTCTCTCGTCAAACGCACAAGTTTAGACTCAGGGCGCTGGATGGATTTTCATCAGACATCGACACATCAAGCAACTGGCTA